TGTTATACAAGCAACTGTAGGCGTAGGAGGAACTCTTGCATTTACAATAACAAATCCTGGTACTGGATATGTTAATCCACAGATTAATATACCAGAACCAACCTATGAAAATCTAGAAGTTGTAGGAATATCTAGATTAGGTGTTGGAGCAACGACAGATACAGGTGCAAATTTACTTCTAAATGTTGGTGTAAGTGCAGCAACCACAAGTGTTGGAATTGGATCTACCTTATTTGGAATTAAGAACTTTGAAGTATCTAGATCAGGATATTCATTTAAGAAAGGTGATAAATTTAAACCTG